GCTGCTGAATTACGTACTCACCTGGGTTATTTACAGCAAGGCTCTCCCAATCCACCGATTGATTTTGCTCACTCAGAGCGCCTTCAAGCTGAGCCTGCATCCGGTTCAGATTTTGGGCGTACTGTTGTCGCTCTTGCAGCGCCTGCTGCGACTGGGCTTGAGCTTGCTTTCGCTCGTCAGCCGTGGCCATGGTCTTTTTGGTGTAGTCCGCTTGGCGCAGTCGATCCGCTTCTAGCTTCTCGGCTTTGTCCTTCGGCAGCTGGATCTTGTATCCATCTACATCCACCTCGACCATCTCTACCTGCGGATCCTCCGTGCCCTCTTCGGGTTGAGTCTCTACAGTGGCTTCGGCTGGTTGCTCAGTCTCTGGCGCTTCCGTACTGGTCTCTACTTTGGGCTCAAGCATCTCCGCAAAGACCGCTGCCGCTTGATCGGTGTTCAGCGGCGAGTTACTGGGTTCCGTTCCCGGATTATCCATCTTTTTCTCCTTGGGGTCGTCTCGCGACGATGCCCGCACACAACACAATCACCCCTCAGGTGTACTAAGCCGGTTGTGCTTCAGCTCAGATTTCGATGTAGTCACCTGTGTTCAGCTGCCCCTTGTAAGGCCCCGTGAACACGTTGATATTGCCGTTGGCACACATCACCAGATTATGCACTGGGTCAGGATGCCACACGTTGCGGAGCCGAGGCTCTTTGTGGGCTAGGTGCCGGATCCGCTCATGGAACTGATCCCAGCTTTCGCCCTGTCGAACAGGCTCTGCTTGTGCTGCAGTTCCAACTGGGCGAGTTTCCCCGTCTCCAGTGTCGTCGTCAAATGGCTCTGCACCTTCTTCAGCAGCGTTAGGTACTGCCAAATCTTTTCGCGGCCTTCCTGGTCCCTTACGGGGCTGTTTTTCCATGACTCGATTACCTCCAATTCAATGTCTACAAACACTTGCTGAAAGACCTCGTTTTCGAGGACTTCCCGCGCCCGGTTGCCGTCATAAAGACGCTGCTCTAGTGTCTTACTCATTGCTCACCGCCGTGTCAGACGCTTGCTCTTGTTGAGCGGAAAGCGTGGTTTGTGCTGTCAGTTGGGCTGCGTCGATTCTGCTCTCCGCCTGGATGCGGGCAATCTCGATGGCCTTTTGATACTCCAGCTGCGCCCGCTGGGCATCCGCTTCCATCTGCCGATCAATGCGGTAGGCTTCCAATTCACGCTCCATCGACATCTTGAGTTGCTGCTGCTCAGCCTCTGCTCTCTGGCGGTTGGTGTCTACCTGGGCCTGCATCTGCATCTTCTCGCGCTCCAGCTGTGCATTCAGCTGGGCGTTCTTCTCATCCGACTGCGCCTTGATTTGGGCCTTCATCTGCTCAACCTGCATTGCCTGTTGGGCAGGGTCCGGCTTCTGCTGTGGCGGCTGCTTGGATGGGTCTGTAAAGAACTTGTCGGCGTTCTTGAACCCGAGAGCCTTGGCTTGCTCTTTCTGCAGGTTGTAGACGTTCCCAGGGTTCGCAGTGCCCACTTGCAGGCCGAACATCTGAGACTGGCTCAGGCTCATCAGATGGGCAACCTGCTGGTCTTTCGACCCGGTGCCCAAGCCCACGTTCAGGCAGGTATCAAAGCCGTTCTTCCAGTCCCGAGGGTTGACCTCGACCCATTCGCCACGGAGCTTGACGATGTCCTTCTTGCTCCTATGTTGAGAGCACAGACGTAGCATCAGACGGAACACGTCGCGGAATCCATCGGCGAAGTTCCTGGCGATCAGGTCCGTCCGCATGTCGGCCTTGTTGGTCACAATGGTGGCCTGAGTCGCGGTCACAGGCCGGTCAAGCGCATTCGTGTCCATCCCTGCGCTCTGACGACTCCAGCCGGTGGAATCCTCGATGTAGCCGGTCATGTACTCCATCATGCCCATGCCGACAGAGGAATCTCCCATGCCCTGGTCGAGGCGGCCAGCCATCCCAGGGGCCTTCAGGCGGACAATGCCACCTGGGCGTGAGGTCAGCAGGTCGTCCAGGTTCACCTGGCCGTCAACAGCGAAGTACCGCCCGTTGATCTGCAGGTACATGTTGTCCAGCTGGCCACGGAGAATGCTGGTCTTGATCTTCTGGCCTTCCATCGCGAGATCAGCGATAGACAGACCGAAGAACTTGTGCGGCATCGGGATAGGCGTAATCGACACGAACGGCGAGATATCCACAATCTCGTTGTCCAGGATCTCATTGCCTGCCCGAACCACCTTGCGCAGCTCGGCAATCCCATCACCATCCCAATCGACACGGATATAGCACTCCGTCACCCAGATAATCCGCTGGGACTTGTCCATGTTCTGCGTGGTATCCGTCTGCAGATAGCCTTGCTCATCGTCGAAGGATAGACGCTCGATGCGCTCCATGTTCAAGGAAGCGGCAGAGTCGTCCGATGTCAGATTGTCGACATTCTTGTAGCCCATCGACTTGAGCTCAGACGAGGTGCGCGCGACACGGTGCCCGACAAACGAAGCATCACAAATGCTCTTGGCGTTGCGGTTAATCAGGAACTCTTCGGGGGGAACGTTCTCGACCTTGATGCGCCCGTACTTGTTCAGGTTGCGCTTGCACACCACGTCATAGAGCATCTTGGGCGGCATGGCCTGCAGTTGCTGCATCTGCGCTTGGATCTGTTGCACAGCCTGAGCGGCCTGCGGGTTCTGCTGGGCGGCTTGCATGGCCTGTTGCAGCTGTTGGGCCATCTGCTCCATGGCCTTTTCGCGCTTCTCGGCATCTTCCTCATCGGGGTAGGTCTTCTGCTCGACCACCTCGATCTCTTCATCGTCCATCAACTGAGCGAGCTCCATGTCTGTCATGGCCTCGTACTCTTCGCGCTCTTCCTCGTTTCGAGTGTCCCACCAGACTTTAACGATGCCGTTCTTTGACAGCAGGGCATCCTTCATCCAGTTGTAAGCGATCTTCTCGCCTGGGTTGCGCACGTAGAACAGGTGGTTGATGTAGTCGGTAGCTTGCTCAGCCTGGGGCTCGTCGCCAGGCTTCTGGGCTTCGAACTCGACCACGGTATCGCCAGCGCAGAACTTCACCATCAGCATGGGAAGCATCGACTCGATGGTGTTGCGCACGTCAGGAGAAACCACAGAGGACCGGCCATCCACCTCTGGAGGCGACAGGTCCATCACAGGCTCAGCGTAGTAGTACGCCATGGCCTTCTGCCGCTGATGAGATAGCTTGCCCGACCAATATCCTATGGAGTCGCGCATCTCGGCGTCTGTGATCGCCTTCAGCTCGTCTTCGGTCATTTGGTCTTTTTTGGCCATAGTCTGGGCCGCTTCTCAGCGGTGCCTTTCGTGTTTATGCATAGCTCAATTTCGGGTATTTTAGGGTAGAGCCGCCCCATTCGTCATTGGTTAACTGATCTGCGACCAATGCGAGATACCGGAAAGCATCAGCTCCATGGCTGTATTCGTCGTGCAAAGGCGCTCCAGGATGGTTCGTTTGCTGGTTCACATGCCGGCGATAGCGCTTCAAACACTCAACCAACCGTTTTGTCTTGTCCTTGTCGAAATAGCACCGGCTGAACACCATGCGGGCGGCTTTAATCCCCTGCTCAACGTCCATCCGAGGGATGCCGGGGTTTGTGGTGTCTCCTGGAACCGATCTGCCAAACGCTTGCAGTATTTCCTGCGCGCTCTTGCCGGACTTGTATTCCTTAGTGAACCCATCGTGTGGCAGATAGTCGTTACCCCAGTTCAGCGGCATGTCCTTCAGGTCTTTCACGTAGTCCGACAGCTTGCGGTGTGAATCCTCGATGTAGTCCACGATCCGGATCTCAGAAGCACCACGCTGAACCAGGATGATGGACATGGAGTCATTCCAGCCCAGATCCCACACCGCGTGCGTCTTCAGCATCTCGTCCACAGGGACTTCGCGCATCCGGCCCTTAGCCTCGGCCTCGGACACTTCATCGAAGTAAATCGCCCCTTGAACTGCTGGCATGCACTTTCCTTCCCAGATGTGGCCGTACTCGTCTACCTTCAAAGTAGCTTGAGCGTGTCGGCGCTCTTGCTCCAAGACTTCAGGGAACCACGGGTTCTCGGTGTAGTTCATCAGCACAGCCACACAGTCAGGCGGCGGGCTGGTCACAAAGCGTTGGTAAGTCTCGTCCGTGTCTAGCTGCGGGTTGAACGTCACCCACACCTCTGATTCGCTCTTGCGGATGGTAGGCAAAAGTACAGACCAGGATTTCTTGCTGACTGCGTGGGCCTCTTCGATCCAGACCCTATCCACCCCTTCATAGGACTTGATCGAGTCCACAGTGTGCTGCTGGAGCCCTGCAAAGGTGATCTCTGTCCCGTTCTTTCCCTTGATGACCGTCTGCTGCACTTCGTAGAAGTAGCCCAGGTCCAATGCCTCTATCTGGTCACTCAGGAGCTTGTGCACAGAGTCGGCAATCGACTTCTGCACCTCTCGGGTGCACAGGATGCGCAATGGCCTCTCGGTGCCTTGGATCAACAGTGCGCGGGCGAAGCCCCAAGACTTACCCGAACCCCGACCGCCATACGCGCACTTGTAGCGGTGCGGCGTAAACAGGAACTGCAGGGCTCGGGGGAATTCGATCACTTGAATGTGACCGTGAGAGAGTGCTTCACAGCGCCGCCGTCTTCGCCTGTCACTTGGATGGGCATTACCTTGCCAATCAAGCCAAGGAATGCAGAGGCGGTCTTTGGGTCTTCGGCGCAACGAGCGAGGTAATCAACTCCACCAACCTGCTCCAATGCCTGCGCGATCATGTCGCGGATCATGCCGGTGTTCTTGTTCGGCACGCCTTTAGGACGACCTGGGCCAGCTCCCATTGCGGCAGCGCCCTTAAGGTTCTTCTTCGTTTGTTTTACGTCAGACATTGACCGCCTCTTTAGCCATCTGTTCAAGCTTGGCCTTGGCTTCTTCGACCAGATGGCAAGTCATCCCGAAGTGAGCTTCGGCCATGTCTACCTGCTCATTTAGGGCATCCAACGTCTCGCGCGATCTTTGCTTGGCCATCAATGCTGCGCCTAAGTCGCTAATGGCGGTCATGTGCTTCTTTGACATCTCGGGTTCCTATGGATTGTCCGATAAATGCCACATTGTGCCATTAAAGCGCTCTTCAGACTACCTCGATGCAACTCAAGGCAGAGCGTTGCTGTTCTCGGCTCCTCTGCTGACGTCAGCCGCATACGCCATTTCCTGGCGCCCCTGTGAAGACGCCGCCCGGCAGATTCGGGACTGTGATGACCTGGCACCGCGACGTGGACTTGAACCACGAACACCTGACTTCAAAGGCCAGTGCTCTACCAATTGAGCTATCACGGATCAATTTGGTCTGTGTGGGTGGACTCGAACCACCGACCTCAGCCTTCCAAGGGCCGAACGCTGACCAACTGCGCTACACACAGAGAACCTTCATTATGCGCGGGCTAGGTGGGTTTGTCACGCCAAAAGCCACCACGCACACAATGCCCAAACACCAAGAATTGCCCCCCAGATGGCGCACACGCCGCCGATAAATCTCCAGTCGTTTACTGTCATCTTTCCTCCAATTCGTAAAACGTCACGCCCAACTCACTGGCGGCGTATGCCTCAACCTGCGAGCAGAACTCTGAAAACTCGGCTGTGTCCAGCTCCGTGGAGCTTTTGCCGATCACCTGGCCGCCTGGTAATTCCTCGACCCCGATGAACATGCGCTTGAAATACTCATGCCAGTTCTCGGCGCTGTACATCTTCCCGCCTACCACCGCTTGCGCTGCAACCTGGGCTAACACTCCATTGCCCCAGTACCGGCGGTTCTGCGGGCTGGTGCGCTTCCTCTTGGAGACTGTCAGTACCCACCTATGTCCACCTTGCAGAACCTGCGCCAGGAAAGGGTAGAGCTGGGTCTTGATGACTTGCCAAGCCTGGGAGCGGTTGTGCAGCTCAAGATGCAGCTTTTCAGCCATCGCCCTTGCCGTCTTCCGCCGTATGCCACAGTGCAGACGTAGCTGTCATCAGTGGCTGGCGCGCGGCCCTCATCTCTGGCTCCCATGCGGCACGGTTTTTGTACTGGGCTACTGTCGCCTCCAGCGTCTCAATGCGGCTCACAGCCGCCTCAATGTGCCTCAGGGCCTTGACGTTGGCATGCAGCAATGCCCTCTGTGCCTCGTAGAGCTTGGTCGATAGCGTTGAGTTCTCCTCCGTCAGCCGGTCAACTTCGCCCTCAAGGATTCCTTCAATGTCTCTCATCGCGCTTCACCTTTAAGCATTCCAGCCAACAAATCCGCTTCCATCTGCTCGGAAAGCGTTACCAGGCCCTTCTCTATTGCGTCAGGCCACCATTCAGGCTTTCCGCTGGGGGTTTCGCCGCAGTGGTAGCGCATCCCTTGGGGCTTCAGCTTTTCGGCGGGTACCATCTGCGATGGCCGAAGCGGATATGGACAGTTATGGTCGATTATGGACACTCTGGCCATAACTTTGTCGGTGGTTTCCATCGCTATGCAGGGCCAGCCACCGTACGAATAGCGGCATCCTTGGGCGATCATGGCAGTGTCCGGTAAGCGATGATGCGCATCGAGCCATGCGGTATTTTCCACGGCAAGCCGTTGGCCGGAATGCTGCAGATTTCCGCCTCTCTGCCATTGCGCGACAGAACAATCACGTCAACCTTCTTGTCATACGTCTCTGGCGGCTGCTCGTTGCTGTCACCTCGGGGGGTGAATCCTTCGGGGATGTTCATGTCATGCGCCTGATGGGAGCCGGCAATAGCCGCAAATGTCAGCACGGTCTGACGGGGCGCCACAGCCTGGGCAGTGCCGGTGATATGGCACGTACTTCGTGACCGGGACACCGTCCATGCGCGGGAACTGCTGCTGCAGCGCCTGCTTGATCATGCGAATATGGTTGTCGCCTTGGTCGTTCATGGCAGATACCTAGCAATCACATCGTAGAAG